TTTGACCCGTCCGCGTTGATGCGGACAGCGCAGGCGTTGAGGATCGGCGCGATGGAGAATAAGGCGGCGAGGTGGATTAGGCGGGGCAGTTTCATGGTGTTGTTGGTGGAGATTCTTGCCAAAGGTTAAGGGCGCGAAGGTAGGCTTCTGCGCGTTGGGCGGCGGTTGCGTGGATGTCGGAGTAGAGAGATACATCGCAAGCCCTTCTTAGCGTTCGGGCGTAATCACACCATAACGCAAGACCCGGTTTCCGGATTGTCTTCTCCGCTTCGTGCATCGCGTTGAGGTCGTTGAGGTAGTCGGCAACTCCATGCGTTCCCCATTCGATTCCGTCTGCTGTTGCCGTTGATGCGATGCAAGCGCCGGATTCGGTGAATCTTGGGTTGATTTCCCCGCAAGCCTCGGCAATGGCGATTCTCTGCGCTTCGGGACTCACTCGGCCCTCCCTTCTAGGGTGGCGAGGGCTTTATCCCACTCAGCCACATAGTCGTCGCATGAGCTAGGACAGACGTTCCTGAGTTTGCCGCCGATTCTCGCCAGCGCGTCCCGTTGCTTTATCGCCTGCTCTGCTAGATCCATGGAATCATTGGCGGCTTTCAGGCAAGCGGCGTGTTCTTCCTCCCATTTAGCGCATAGATCCTTGGCCTCCTGTATGGCGGTTAGACAGTTCTTTGCGCCGTCCACTTGTTTTTGTAGAGCTGTGTTTTCCTCCCGCGCCTCGGCAAGTTCGCGTTCAAGCTGGCGGGCGAAGTCGGCGGTCACGATATGGGAATGGCCAAACGTGGCTTTCCTCCCACTAGGCCATCCTCCAGCTACTGTGCGAGGGTGCGTATCTATGAGTAATTCAGCATCCGTCCTCGGCGTCGGTGTGTGTGCTGCGTTCATTGTTCGCAACCCCTACCGCTTACGAAATGACCTTGCAAGGAATTTTTTCACAAATCACCCAAAAACCTTGCAGACCACGGCAGATTCCTCGCACGCCCACTTGCAAACCGTCTCACCACCGCCCGGCCCGTATTGCGCGGAATGAAGCTCGCCCGCCTTGCTTTCGTGGATGTCCCCCGGCCTCAAAACCTTTGTTGACCCGTTGTGGGTGAGTAGCAATCGGCCTTTAGTTTGGCGCAACGTCTCGGGGTATTCGTGGAAATGCTCGCCCATGGACGCCGCGCCTAGTGATCGAAACTTCACGGCTTGAAATCCATCCTCGCACGGCACGCGGCACCATTCCACCGGGGATAACGATGGGTTAGCCAAGGGGAATGACTCCCAATCGCCACCCGGCAATGCCAGCGAAACCGTGCCTGCTTTTGGCGCTAGCGCCAGGAATGCCCCGCTGATCGCATCATCTAACCGCTCAATCGCTGGGGGGTAGTCAATCATGGCCGACAATGGTTTTGATTTCTTCGATTTTCGATAGCATATCACGCTTCCATTGCGCATCGCCAGATGAGGCGGCGGAAATGGTAGCAATCGCGGAAACGGCCTTGTCGGTGATTTCATTGATCCGGGCATCTTTCTTTTCGATAGTTGAGCCAAGTTCTTGATGGAGTTGTTTTATCTGATCTTGCAGCGTTTTAATCCACCAAATCATCACGCCTAAAGCCCCGGCGCTTCCGGTGATGACCTTAACCCATATATCAACGCTTGTCTCGTTCATTGCTTGTCACGCGCAAAGTAGCCAAAGCCCATCATGCCCAGACCCGCAAGAAACGCGTCGAGGGAAAATACGGTTTTCGGGTCGTTGTCAAAGTGGTCGTTGAGTTCACCCGCAATGAGAGCGAGTCCCGCGAAGAATCCTGTTAGTGTGGTTTTCATGGTAATGATTCGGTTTCTGTCAGAGTGCCATCCGCCAGCAAAGCGGCGAGAGCCGGGGCGATTTGAGGAAGTGTTGAATGCTCATCCGCAAGGGCGATGTAGCAGTTGCCGTCCGCGTCAGTGATGGCGCTTTCGACGGGCGGCATGCACGTTTCCGTTGTGGCGACTGTCGGGTTTTCCGGGTCGCTGAAATATGGGTAGCCGAACGCCGCGTCGATTTGAGCGCGAATCGCTTCATAAGCCTGCGGAGTGGCGCGGAAGATTCTCATGGTGTGCCGTATTGGGTTTTGAGGTAATTTCTCACTTTCACTTCCTCATCAGCCGTTAGAATCCGTGAGTAGGCGATGATGGCAGCGAAATCGACATGGCACCAAGCACTTAACCCTAAATTGTTTGCTCCGATGGTTAAAGACCCCGCCCCCGATGAAGCTCCTGCGGTCCCGGAGTTTTCTGTCCCGCCGTCAATTCGGACCGTGTTCACGGTTGCACTCATTCTTTGAGTGACCACATTCCAAGTCGAAAGCGTGTGCGAAACGATTGGAGAGTCGAATGGCCCCCTGATTTGACCTGCCGCGACCCGCTGAACAAGCAAAGGTCGGCCTCCCGCGCCTCGCGTTTCGTAAACCATGTCGCTCGTGGTAAAACTATTTTGGCGCATGACCGTGAAAACGGTGCATGGGAAATCGAAAACAAGTGAGGCTTTTAGCAAGAAGTCATTCGCACCGTCAAAAGTGATTGCTCGCCCGGAGCTTGGTCCCGCGCTGGTGGAAAGCAAAGGGCGGCTTCCTGATACGGTTTGCGCGAGGATGTGTGCGTTCGCGGATTTATCGACCCAGCGCGCCACGGCTTCACCGTTTGTGGCAGGCACAAATCCGCTGCCGGTATCGCGTAGGACGGTGCTGGCGTCCATCGCGTCTAACCAAACAGCAAGATTGGCGATTGATGAAGGCGTAAAAGACGGCGCGGGCGAGGTGCCGCGAGTTGTCAAGCGTGTAGTTCCGCGAGTTGTTAGCCGGGTTGTCATTCGGGAAGCTCGGTGACGATGGCGGTGATGCTTGGCGTGGTTGATCCGGCGACGTTGAGATTGATCGTCGAAAGCATTCCCACGTTTGTTCCGATGAGTTGCCCAGCGGCGGTAAAGGAAATCGCGTTGTCGCCTGAGAAGTCAACGAACGTGCCTGCCGTGCCTCCCGTGAATGCGGATTCGGCAAGCGGCTCAATCAGTCCCGCGCCGTCATATTCCGCCGCCAAAGCCGCTGAGAAGTGAGGTGCGACGATGGCGGAGGTGTTGAGCAAAGCGACAAGCTCGGCGCTTGTGGTGGTGATTGCGGCGTTTTCCCCGCCCCCGGCAAGATTGGTTTCCGCAAGCGCGGTAACAACACCGCTGCCGTTGTCGCCGGATTTCAACTCGGCTTCCATGAGCGCGGCAAACGGCGCGTAAGCGTTGAGGGCGGCGATGAGTTGGCTGGCGGTGGTGGAAATCGCGTCGGCAGCACGGGCAAGCGTGACGCTGAATTTGAGGTTGTCGCTTGTGGTGACAGAAAGCGCCTGCGTGGTTCCGCTTCCGGCGAGTAGCTCGATGCTGTAACTGTTAGCGAGTGATCCGGCGACATTGGCAACGATGCGGATGTCGTTGTGTGATCCCATCATGCTGGTCGCAAGCTCGGCAGTATCGCCCGCATCGCATGCGGGGGTAACGACGAAATCCAGCCCGGTTTGTGTGATTGCGAGAGCCTGACTTTCGGCAGGGTCGCCAATGGCGAAGGTGTAGCCATTGCCGGCGGTTCCGGGGTTTTTCGCGGTGAGGGTGAATGCCCCGGTTTCCGTGTCGTCGTCCACGACTTCGGTAGCGGCGACGGGTCCGGCGGTGGCGTATTGGGCCTTGATGGTTCCGCTGCCAAACGTGCCTGAGACGGCAACGCTAAATTCGCGCCCGAATCCGATGGAGTTGATTGGAAAGTTTCCGTTTCCGGTGATGGTTAGATTGGTCATTTGAGGTTGATTTTAAGCGGTTTCGCCGATGACTGTAATTCTTATTTCTGATGGCCCGCTTGATGAAAATGTTAGTTCATCAAACAGTAAAGAGTTTGCGGTTAGTGTTGGAATCTCTGCCGGGTCAATCAAGCCCATTGTTCCATACGATTCAGTAGCATAGGCAACCACCCCACTAACCCCTTCCAAAATCATGCCCTTTAGATTTGTGATTGTCGGTATGGCAATTCCTTCAAAATCCTTGCCGTCTCCGTCATAAATTACGCATCCAGAAGTCGCAACGCCTTGGGTGGTGTTGGCGCTTGTTGCCGCTGGCGTGATTCCTGTGCAAGTGCCATTATCAATGGCGATATTGATCGTTGAATCATTGTCTTGATAGATCGGGATAGAAAGTCCGCCAATTTCTTTGACCGTCAAAACAATAGCAGTCGAAGCCCCTCCCACGGAAAAAACAGACGCAACATCAACGTCTGCCGCAAGAGCAGTGCGAACCTTTCCAGCCCAAACCGCCGCCGTGTCGCCTGAAGTTACATCAACAAGAATGGTCTTGGGGGAGTTGTCCATGCTGTCGCAAGTGACGATTATCTCTGCGTTTCCGTTTCCGCTGCCAATGGTCCCTACCGCGGTTGCGGTTTCGACTTGAGCCACGCCAGCAACCCACGCATCGCTCTCATCAGTGGTTCCGTCTGGAACATTCAAAACAAAATCAGACGCCGGGGCAATGATAGCCCGCACGGAATAGGCAACGTCTGCGGTCGGGAATGCGAATTGGGATTGCGACGGTCCAATTTGAACGGTTCCGGTGACATTCGTGGAGCTTGGCGTCCCGGCAGCGTTAAGCCCTATAATCGCTTGTGCGGAAGAAACTGGCATGCCGTGTCGATTGGTTTGTGGTGGCGGATGTCAAGCGGGGTTTTCCGGCGGATCTGGGAAATTTATTCCGTAAGGGTAAGCCACGATCGGCAGGAAGATGTCACTTCTGAGCCTTTGCTTTATGGTCGCGGCTCCGTCTCCGTCAACCGCCACGGTTCCGACATGGACGAACGCCAAGTCGTCATTCCAGTCTGGCTGGTCGTCTGGATCTGGAAAATCATCAGTGACGAATATCGAAACCGCGCCAAGCAACGGTTCGGAACTCATACCGTCATAATCGTCGCCCCCGAATCCTTCAAACGATTCAGTTGGAAATCTTTCGATTTGAACCCATACGCCATACGTCGTCGAAATTGAAAGAACGGAATGCCCGATTGTCCCGCTTGGATTGTATGGGTCATTGATGAGGTAAGTCGGAGTCGCCGCGTTAAATCTGGATTCCAGCGAAATCATTGTTGGCTGAAGATTGTTTAACCTCATCGCCGTCACCGCTCCGTAATACGTCTTGAGCCTGATTTCCGACTCCTCTTCAACAACTTGCAACTTCCACGGGTGCTTGTAAGTCGTTGGCATTATCCTTGGAAGTTCGGGAGTGCCGCTCCTCGCCAACCGCGCCACTGCCTGCCGGATTGAATTAAAATCGGCAGCTTTAACAGCCTCGCCACTTTCCACGCGAGGTGGAAGGTTGATTGAAATCCCGGGTTTACTCATCGTCTCCGTAGAGTTTTTGGTTGATGTCGTTGTCGTCTATCAAAGTCCATGTGATCGACCATGAAGAAGCGGTTCCGACCGTGCGGCTTTCGGTCGATCCAGACATGAACCAAATCATCCCGGCAGGCGCGGCAGGGTCTCCATCTGGAACGTCGATCTTGCCAAGTTTTTCCAAATCAATGTTTGCCAAGCCTCCCGCGTTGCTGCGGCTTTTCGTCCATTCGGAAGTTGCTGCTTGATACGTCTTTATTCCGCGAGTAACGATAAAATCCCACCATTCGATCGCGAGCGCGTCAATCAGCGCGCCCCGATTGCCTTGTGTTACAACGTCCCATATCTTGTAATTACTGGCAGTCGATGCCGTCTTGTTTTTCTCGTAAAGGCCATCATGTCCCTTCACGATCAATTCAATGTCCTCGATGTCAGTAACGTCGGCGAGGAACTTCGGATGGCGCAGGATGCTTCTTTCCTCGAGCGCGTTGTTTCGGGAATAAACCGTTTCACGGTCTTGCATCTCTGAGTCAACTTGGATGTATCCGACATAGGTGACAAAAATTTTGTCAATCCCGCCCGGCTCCTCTTGGCATTCTGCGGTGTCGATTTCAAGCGGATGAAGGTATGACAAGACCTGTGGATAAACCACGGAAATCTTCGTTCCCTTGCGGAACGCGGCTTGCATGATCTGCCCGTAAAAATCTTGTCGGTTTGCCGAGAATGTTTGTGATCCAGTAACCTTTCCGGTTGTGTCGCGCTGAAAAACAAAATCCGGCCCCGGCAACCATGAGTTGCGGGCGATTCCTCTAATGGTGGCAAGGCTCATGCGTATTTTGCTGTTATGCCGTCACGCTGAATCCGCGTAAGAACGGCGGTTTGTCTTTGGTTCTCTTTCAGAAGCGGGTCGGATTTGTTCGATGCGAATGGGTTCATTGATTGGATGAATCCTTTTGGCGAGATTGATTCCTTGATGCTTTCCGCGATGCCTTCACCAATGGACTTGCCAAGCCCCTTGAACATGTCGCTGAAAACATTTCCAACGCCAGTCTGCGCGACGTATTCGATTGACGTTCTAAACACCTTTCCAAACTCGCGCATTTTGTCGGACATGCCATTCAGCTTGTCGAACATCGCGTCAATGCCGGATGCTGCACCCTTTATTCCAGATCCTCCGACCGCGCCTTCAAAGAAACCAGCAAGCAGGCTTCTGCGCGTCATTGTCCACCGTTCTAAGTATTCCCCGATTTTATCAAATCCCTCAAACGCATCTTGCGACATTCCCCCAAATGAAGAAATGTTGCTTTTTGCTTTTGCCAAGCTGCCGTCAAAGTCTCGGAAAAATCGTATGAATTTCGAGCCGCCTCTCATCCCGAATAGGTCACCCATGATTCCCTCTAGCCCTTCAAACTCAGGTCCAAGCTCAGAGACTGCTTTGCCGATTGTGTAAAATTGTTCATCAAGTTTCATGTGTTTCAAGTCCGAAGCACCAAACCCCAGTTTATTTAACGCATCTTTTTGAGTTTCCGCGCCTTGCGTTGCTTTATACATATTATCCGCAAAGCGCGACATAATCATTGAGGTGTCTGCCGCTTTCGCTCCCGCAATCGTTAATGCCTCTTCCATGAGCATCAGCCGATCAACAGAAATCCCCGTCTGCATGCTCATGTCGTTTAGATTTCCAACCCAGTCCAGCATCTCTCTTCCGGCTTGAGGAACGGCGAGGATAATCCGGCCCATCAAGTCCGTGACTTGCGCCCCGGCTTGCCGCAATCCGCCGATGCCGATTTGCCTTCCGATCCTGCCAAATAGCCCGCCAAGCCCGCCAAGCCCTTTTTGCACGGCGGTTGCGTCAAATCCAAGTTTTACGGTTGATCCGATCATTCAAGTGGTGGCGGTTCGATGTTTGCTAGTTCCTCAAATTCATCCGTTAGGGCTTTCGATGGCTCGAAAAAGTAAACCCAGCGGAAATCCTGTCCGTTTCGCATTCCGTCCGCGTGGATAAGCTGCATGACGTGCGCGCATTCCATTTCCCATATTGCCGTATGCTGGCAAATACCCGCTCGCCTTGCGAACATCTCGACGGATGCTAGGACGCATGGCGAGCATCCCCCTTTCCCGGCGCTACGCTTTCCACCATTGCGGCTTTTAGTTGCTGGAGTCTTTCAACCACCCCCTCGATGATTTCCGGCAACTCATCCTCGTAAGTGGCGCAAAACTTCACGAAATCCGCGTCAAGCTCATCACGGGCTTTTGAAAGCGCCTCAATCATGGATTCTTTGCTCATCGCCATGATCCAAGCGCATTCATGCACGGCGGCGGTTTCGCTTTGCTCGCGCTCCGATCCGGTGGAGAAGATGATGTTCCCCCACCGCCTCAAAAGCTCAAATCGTCCAAACGGCAAGCGCAATTCTTGCCCGTCCAGCTTTAGCGGCGGGCCAGTCCAAACGGCGGAAAGCAGGCATTCTCTTTTTGTCATGGGATTATCCTTCTAATCGCGCAAGCAGTTCGTTGCGCTGGTGTTTTGGGAGTCGTGAATCAATCAAGGTGTGGAGTTGATCCCCACGGCTTTGATGGATTGCGCGGCGGGCGTTGTTGTAAAGTTGGAAGCACGTCCAGCGGTTGTAAACAAACGCGAGAATATAGCTTTCGAGTGATTGCGGGAGAGCCTGAACAAAAGCCGGAATGTCCGACATTCGGCGCAATCCCGGCAGCGGAATTGAACGCGCTTTCAGCCAATCAACGGCGTGATCCAGCCATTCATCCGACGAAAGAATGCCGTTAGGTTTTTCTTTAATGAACTCGGAAATTCTCGGAAGCGGATGACCTTCCCTTAAGGTTCCGCCGTTTGCCCAAAACTCCATCAGGGCTTGAGTGTCCTCCATGCCGTCCTCTGATATCGCGCAAACCAAAAACGATCCGTAGGGCTTATCCCTCGTGGTTGATTCGATTAACTTGACCGGGCAATTCCGATCTAGCGGAATCCCGCACGCCATCAGCGCAGATGCTAGATTCACGTCTCCGGTCTGGAATGTCGATTGTCCTGTGAGTTGCATTCCGTTAGGTCAAGGTGACTGGAGAATTGGTGGCGACCGATGGGAGGTAAATTGCTTGCACGTTCCCGCTTTCAAACCCGTTATTGGTTGGCGTGACGTTGTTGCCAATGATAACAAGTCCTGCGTTTGCGTTTGGGGTGTCGCCAAGATTTGAACTGCTGCGGGTTCGGCTGTTGCTGGTGGAGTTTGCGAGCACGATCACCGATCCGATATTCCCGACAAGTCCCGTAGCCTTCACCGCAACAATCCCATCAAGCGAAACATCCTTCTTGGCGTTATAAACCGAAAAAGCCGCATCGCACCCGATATGGTTTGGCGCAAATGCCTGCTCGCTGGTTCCGTTGTAAGAGATGGTCCCGGTAAAAAGCCCGGACGCGGATGTTTCATCGGCGGTGCCGAATTGGGCGGTTCCGTAAACTGTGGCAAGGCTCATGGTTGAAAAGTGTTAGTAGTTGGGGCAGGCAACGACGTTCATTTGAATGGTTGTCACGCGGCGTCCGTCCTGTGCGCTGGTAGTTGGATTGATGTTGCGGATGTCAAGGATATTGACGCCGTTTCGCGCTTGGCAAAATTGGATCGCGTCCCGATTCGCCAAGATGTCGTAAAGCGCGGAAGCCATGGCGCGATGATCCTCCTTCGTGGTTCCGCAAGTCTCCTCATCGCTTTCCTCGTCTGGCACTGTTTCCAGAACTACTGAGAGCGGAACCGAAAGGACGCCGTGCATTGTGACGCCGCTTTGCTCCCATGTCTCAACGTCGCCGGATTCGGTGATTCCGATAAGAGGCGGGGAAGCTGTTGGGTTGTCGCCGTTTACCAAAACTTCCAGCCCGGCAAGAATTGAAAAAAGCGGTTGCTTCAAAAGCACCCATTCGCGGATTGATTGGATTGTGTTGTCGGTTGTCATTTTGCGTTGTCTAGTGATGCCTTTGCCGCTTTTCGATACCACTGCGTAGTTTTACGTAGGCCGAAAGTGATTGCTTTTTGGCTTGCCCCCGATCCCAAAACGCTTGCCGCCGATGAATGGCGAACGGAGTTTTTCAGTTCGGTGATGGGCTTGAATGGATTCAGCGGCTTTTTCGCGCTGCCAAATTTCGAGTGTTTTTGAGCGTAGCCAAGGAAGTTTCGGCCAATGTTGATCCGGCCTTGTCCGGTTTGAGCTCGGGCGATTTCCTGCCCAGCGCCAAGCCATCCGCCCTTCGCCATGCCAGCTCTCGCGTATCGTGCACGCATGGCCTTTTTGAAGTTGGCCTCAGTGACTTCTCTGCGCTCTTCAATGGGGAGCTTGGCGGTTCTGCCTCCTCGCCTCGTCCTGTTGACCTCAATCCAATCATTGATTTCCTCGACCGTAACAAGCTCGCGCTTGCGCCTTTTGGTCGATTTTCTGAATCGCTTCCCATCCATTACGAGCAAAACATTCAAAGCGTCGGCAAAAATCGCCCCCTCCTGTTTTCCTCTGGTTTTCGTCCTCCCCCATGCCTGAGTCTCAAAAGCCAGTTCCCTCGCAGTTTGCACGCCCCATCTGACAACGGCTTGTTTTGATGATTCGCCAAATCCTTTTGCCGCGCTCCTTAGCGAGCGTTGCAGTTTAGGCATGTCAACTTTGGCGCGAATCACGCCTCACGCCTTAGATGGTGCGGGCGAATGTCAATCAAATAGGGCGGTCAAGGTCGGACACAAGGCGCTTTACCTTAATCACGTCGCCCATGCGGCCCGGTCGGTAGTTGCTGCCGGGGCGGCGGATGACGCAACCCTCGCCGCCGTTGGATACGATTTCCGCTTCCATTCCTGAAAGGTCAGCATGGCCGGAAAGCTGACGATGCGTCACTCGGTAAACGTGCGCGGGAAGTTTGATCTTAGCCAACTTGGCTTCGCGGTCCTCAAATGTGCCGGATTCAGCTAAGTCAAAGACGTGGTAGGTGATGTTTCGCCAGTCGCTTCCTTTGGTCTGGATGCTGGACAATAGGGCATCAAAAGTGCCGCGCCCCATCCAGATTTCCCCGTCGAGACGAAAGCCAGAGGGAAGCCCTGCGGTGAACCATGCTGGCGCTTTTAGGTCTTTGCCGTGGCGACTCAAAAGTCTCGATCCGGTCCAGATTGCGCGAACGCCGTCAAGCTTCTCACTCACCCACCATCCGGCTACTTCGGGCGGAATTTGGCTTGTGAGTAACGCGGCTTGCATGCGGACATTTTCCTTATTGACCACGGCAATGCAAGAATAATTTGAATCATGCCCGTTCTTTTCCGGTTAGGGTGATGATTACAAAATCCCGCCCGCGATTAATTGACCCGACGCGGAAAACCCGGCTTTCGGTTGTTGCTGATTTCTTGAGGTAAGATTGCGAGTCAAGAGGGTAAGCCGCGTCAAATGCACTCCGTTTGCAAACGCAAGTTTTTTGCGTATTTGGGTCTTGCGCGTATTCCATCAACTCGGACCCGTCCATGGTCTCAGCCCCCACGATGTCCACCACATCACCCCCGCCAATGGAAAGCGTTTGCGTCCCCATGATTGCAAATGCCTGAGTAGCGGCGGCGGCGGCAAAGGCGGAAACAAGGCTCATGGCGTTGCTATTGGTCGCAACTAGCGGATGTCAACACAAGACCGCCGCCCGGTTTCCCAGACGGCGGTCTGCCAATGAATACGACGCAAGAAAGTTAGACGATGATCCCAAGTTCCGCAAGTTTTTCCTTGGCCTCCTTCACCTCGGCCTTCCGCCCGTCGCCAGCGGCGAGGGCTTTGAGGGCTTCGATGTCGGGTTGCTCCGCTTCACCCGATTGCTCGGGTTCGTCGGTTGGCGCGGTTGGCGCTTCCGGTTCTGGGGTTGGCGCTTCGGGGGGTTCCTCGCGGAAAACAAGGCCGCTCGCCTCGCCCTTTCGCTTGGATGCTACGGGGCGAAGATATGCGGCGGCAGATCCATCATGCGCCTTGTATGCCCGCAATACCTCATCGGCATTACCTGATATGCAAAGCAGCGTGGCTTTGCCTTCATCATCGAAAGAAACGGCAAATGATGGTTTTTCCATAATCGTTAGAATTACGCGGTGACAACCCGGACGCCAAAGTCCATACCAACGGCAACGCCGTAAAGCAGGCCAACGGAGTATTTCAATTCGCCAGCGTTTGGATCATACCAACGGCGGAATTGAACCGGGAGATTAAGACCGGGGATGATGATGTTTTCGACCTCAACGCCAACCTCGGCGGCTCCGGTGGAGTCAACACCACGACCAGCCATGAGCAAGGATGAACGATGGAAGGCGAAGGCGGCGAGGTTTTGCGAATTGGCATCGCATTGGTCGGATTCGTAAATGTTGAATCCGGCTACACGTGGTGCCATGGCCTCGGTTTTGTTCGCGTCCATGCCGGGGAACTCGGCGGAGTTGAGCGTTTTGACAATGCTTCCGTAGTGACCCGGCGCGGACCAGATAGTCCGTCCAGCTTTCGGCGCTTTCTTGGTGTTGGTAAGCGCGGTGCCAAGGTCAACGATGTCGTCACGGTCAAAGTTCGCGGCGGTGATGGTGGTAGAGGTTGCGAAGTTGTCAGCGACAACCAGATTCCACAAGTCACCGAAAACCTTCGTTCCCAACGCTTGAAGCGATGGCTGAATGAAAAGGTCGTTGAGGAAGATGGAGGACTTGGAGCGTTCCACGTCCTTGAATCCGTAAACGAAGCCGTAAAAGGTGTCGAGGGTGACGGTTTTCGCCGTGAGCGCGGTGTTTTGCGAAGTGTAACCGCTGGAAAGGTCAACAGCAGTCGGCACGGTTGCAAAGCGGGTGGTGACGCTCGCGCCCTCGGCGGCGATGTCAGACGAGAAGTCGGTGATTACTCCGTTGAGGGGAGCGAACAACGCTTGAAGGTGTGGAAGGGTTTCTTCCGCGATTTGTGCGAGGTTTACGCCCGCGATGGTGTTGGTGGCCATGGTGGTTTAGTGGTGAGTGTTAGGATTTGATGGAAAGGATTGATTTGTGTTGGTGGAAAAATGCGCTGCGTTCTTCGCCTGCGGGCATTGCTTGGAACTTTGCGATGATTTCCTCCTTGGAGTCCTTCGCGCTTCCGCTAATCTCAAAAGCCTTCTCTTGCCCAACGGTTGCCATTTCAGCAACGGCGGCGGCAGCGACGGCGGATTGAGTCGCCTTGGATTTTTCGGTTAGCTCGGCAATGGTCGAATCCCTTTCGGCAAGTTTGGCGGTGAAATCATCAACCTTGGTCGTTAAATCGGTGATCTTCAAATCTTTCGCGGCGATTTCGCCAGCGAGGTTTTGAAGGTCGTCGATCTTCGCTTGCGCGGTGGCGAGGGATTCGCGGAGTGTTGCGTTTTCCGCAACTTCGCTTTCGAGTTTAGCGATGGCGTCGGACTTGTCGGGGAAAAGTGCGCTTAGAAAGCTCATGCGTCCTGGAGTTGGGGAATCACCGCCAATGTCAACCGTATTTTTTGCGTTGAATTTAACAATCGAATCCGCAAAACCGCGTTCAACCGACTCCTTCGCACCCATCCACGTCTCAGCCTTCATGAGTTCGCGCATTTCTTCTGGCTTGGCTCCGGTGCGATTGGCATAAATGGCGGCGATTTCCTCACTGATTTCTTCCAGATTCTTAGCGGCTCGGGCGTGATCGGCGGCGTTTCCAGCGATGACTTGCGCGGCTTCATGGATCATAATCCGCCCGCCTTCGACGATCTTGATCTCATCCGCCGCCATGAGAATGACGCTGCCCATGGATGCGGCTAGGGTGTTGACGGTGGCGATAACCTTCACGCCGCGCGAACGCATGCCCATCAAAGCGTTGTAAATTCGGTAGCCATCAAGAACGCTACCGCCCGGCGAATTGATTTCAATTTCGAGGGTTTCCAGCGCGTCATCAGCGGACGCCGTGAAGCCTCCAACGGTCATGTTTTCTGCCACCGCTTTGTTTCCATAGCTCCGCTCAATGTCGCCAATCAAATCGTCGGCAGACCATGGAGTTACGGCATCATTTAGGCGAACTTTCGCGGCCCGGTTTTCAATCGTTAGGAGTTTCATCGTCTTGAGTGGTTTCGGTTTGTGTTGATTGCTGCCCGGCAACTTCGTTTGGCGTTAGCATCGCCATTTCGCGGTCTTCCACGGTGATTTCCTGCCCGTGCTTTTTGTTGAGTTCTTCCGCAACGCGCTTTGCGGTGTATTTCCGCATCCAGATGATCCGGGCGCGGCGTTCGTGAAATTCATCGTCGGTAAGACCTCGCGCTCCCGTGATTTCGTCGGTGTTGCGAAGTCCTGCCCGCCACTCTTCAAGCTCCATCTTTGATTCGCGCCCATCGTCAACAGATAGCCGGGGCGGACGGGAAAATGACCACGAAAACGGATGATCCAGCAAAGGAACGCGCTTTTCTTCGTGGAAAACGGAATAGGCCCATGAGATTGCACGGCGGGCAAAAAAGTCTAGCAGTTTCTGGCGTTTCACGATGGCGCGGCGAGCCTTCATTATTTCCGCACGCTCTGCCGTTCCTTGGCCGGGAGAGTTCCAAACAAGCGAATAAACCCAATCGGCGGCGACAATCGCGGACTTGAAGAGTCGGTCTTGGAATGACTCGTAAAGAGCGCCGGGTGATTCGTGCTTGATTTGCTCGATCTTCTCGCCCGCGCCTGCGGTCATGTAAATGATCCCGCCCGGAGTCGCTGTTGCAACGAATGAGTTGCCGTTAGAATCAGGCTGGCTCATGGAGTTTCGAGGGTTCTCTAGGTCCGGGCCCCCTAGCTCGTTGTGAATCGAAAGGTGAAGGCGGGAAACGATTTGTTGGCGGATGCGCTCATCGTCGATTGAGCAAAGCGAGGTTTTGAAATCCTCAAGGGCATGGGTGAAAAGCGGCAATCCTCGGCCCTGCTTGGCGAATAGCACGTTGAACCCGTAGATCATATTCGATGCCGGAACATCGGTGTAAACAGACGCATCATCACCCATTTGCACGCGGAAAGCGGCGATTCTTCCGCTGGCATAACGGATGATTCCACGCGAGATTTTGAAACCATTCCAAGGCCCGCCCTCAACTGTTTCCTTTGAGTTGTCGGATCGCACGCGATGCGGCGGCAAGCATTGAATGCGCGGGAATCCATCCTCACCTTTGATGAGCATCCAAAACGCATCACCGTAAATATCCACGGTGATTGAAGTTAGTTCAAGCAGCGAGTGCCAATCCATCACCCCGCCTTCGACGGTGCATGACGGAAACCAGTATTTACGCATGAACGAGGCGATTGCTTTGCCGTCGTCCATGTCTGATTCGCCTGTGTAAGTTGGCAGGAAAGCCTCTCCCACGCTGAATGAAGCCCGTTGATTGATTACAGCTTTTGGGATTCCAAAGTTGACGTAAAGCCGCTCGGATAGCGAGCAAAGCACATTCCAGTCGTGAGTCGGGATGAGCTTGTCGATGTCATCACGCCTAACGGCAAATTGCGGGCCACGGAATCGCGAGCGATCTGCCGCATGCGCGACCCTGTTTCCATAGGCGTAAGGCTGGCCAAATTCGTTTAGGATCATGTTAGAAAATGGCGTGGGATTCGGAAGCCGGAATGCCGCCCGCTTCGTTCATTTTGAGGATTAAACCAAGCATCCGCAAGCGGTCCTGATTGGTCATTGTGGCGCTACCCGAAAAGGATTGGCCGTTCACTGTGGCGTTTGTGATGCGCATTGATGCGTTGGCGTCGGTTGCGAGCGATAGCGCAAGGGCAGCGCGTTCCGTGGCAATTGTGGCCATGGCGGATTCGTCATCCTTCAATGCGATGTAAATGGATCGCGCCGTTGCAAACAATGACATGCCGCCCGAATTGGGTGCTTGGCGCGTATGTCAAGATTCAATCCGTCTCGAAAAGCTCAAACACTAGCGAGCATCCAACTTGGTAAACAAGGCAGTCCCAAAGGTGATTCTGGCGGTTGCGTGTGATCCATAGCGGAGTCTCCTGCCCGGTTCTGGCGTGCCTCACCACTTCCCGCCGTTCGGATTTCATGTGCGTCTCGAAAGCCTTGGAAACATCGCCCGGAACTTCTAGCTCACCGCCTTGGCCAGTAATGAGCCTGTGCGCGATGTCTTTAACGGGGTTGGTCGCCAGCCAAAACCACTTAGCAATCCCTCCTGACTTTGCTTTCTGGCGTTGCGTTTTCGAGTAAAGGCGGCGGACTTTGTTTCCAGTTCGGTCAACGTGTTCCCAATCCGTCCGCACGCCATCGCCCTTGATGCCCGTCCATCCGTGTTTCACGCATAGGTCAAGTATGCGGTCTTGGTCGAATCCAATGTCAATAATGGTTTTTCCGGGTTCTACTCCGTATTTTTTCCGCAAGTCCTCCAATGCTTTTTCGTCTTTGCCGTCGCTTGGAACGTAACCCTCCGAAAGAATCCGGGCTTTCCCGCCATCACCCCATGCGCAAACCATGTGCCAGAAGTGATTTCCCCCGGCGTCGATTGTCATAAACCTTTCCTTTTCCCAGTCGAAACGCTCGGCAGATTCGCAGTCTGCTTTTGTGAAATCGGCGCGTGAGATGGGCATGGCGTCATCACTCATGTGATCGGCCCAGAATTTAGCGCGGCGTTTTTGCCACCACTGGCGGCGTTTATCGACAATACCCTGCTTCAATGCGCGGACAGATTCCAGCCATCCAATGACTTCGCTTGACCATGGAACCCACCAGACCGCGAGGGCGTCGATATGGAATCCGCGATACCCGCGCAGGCCGCTTTCCGTGGTGGAAACATACCCGCCATGACCATTGCCGAGATTGGATGTTGCTAGCTTCCGGCGATTTGCTGGCGTGTCGGCATAGGCTTTGCGGCAGATTTTGCACTCCATGCGGGCGGTGTCGGCAGTCGCCTGCTCGTCAATCGTTCCGTCTTCGCGGGGGATTGTATCGAATCTTAGCGCCTCGAAATCGTAGGCTTGCTCATGCCCGCAATCGCACCGCCAAGCGAAATCCGCCATGTCGGTTTTCTTCCACTCGCCCTCAAACTCTCCATCCGCAAATCCGCCTTGCGATACTAGAAAAACCTTTCGATTCCATCGGTCGTGATGGCGGGCGAGAAACTCACGGATCAACCCGGCTTTCCATTTCCAGACCTCATCCCCATAAAGCCATCGCATTGACTTTTCTTGGAAGTTTGACCCGTTCGCCCCTCCCATAATTAGGGGCATGTGAGGGAAAATGATGTCGAGCTTGCGCGACTTGTGACGGTCTTCCGGCCATAGATCAGCTATGGCAGCGCATGATTTGAGCGCGGGTTGGAGTCGGGTTTCCGCCCAGAACTTCGCGTCCTCGTCAGTTTGGGAAGCGTAAAGAAACGGCCCCGGATCTTCGCTGACAACGTAGGGAATCAACGCTTCCGCAAGCGTGGATTTGCCGCTTCCGGTTGGCGCTAGAACCACTACCTCGCGCGTCTCGGCATCGGCAGCGCATTCCATCGGCGCTTTCCACCATGGAGTTTGCTCCGGGTCGTATTTGCTTGATCGCTCTGAGTTGGAAATCTTTACGTTCTTCGCCGCCCACTCCCACGGCTTTAGCGTGGTTGGAGGTTTCCATCCTAGGCATGCGCCTTTGACGACGGCGGGAATCATTCTGCGTAAAGCGTGGAAGTTTCGTCAGCAAGGCGGGTGAGGACTTCGATCACGCACTCGCGGATAAGCGGCTGCATTTTAGCGGCTGACAGACCCTCCAATCGCGGCGGAAGGTCTGCGGATAGCTTGAGGATTTCACCACGGGCAGCGGCGACGACTTTCGTAATAGATTGCCGGACCTCGCCAGCCGGGACAAGCTCGCGGGTTTCTTGTTGGACAGCAACGATGCCTTTTAGGGCGAGAACCTTTTCCTTGAGGATTTTAACCGTGTCGATGTCTTTAGCAGAACGGATCGCGTGATCCATCTCCTCTAGGCTTTGAGCGGATGCGGCGGATGGATCGGTTATCGTGGTTCCCGGCGCGATTCGATGGCGGCGAGAACCCAGCCAAGCGCCCATTTCCGGGCGGCTCCATGGGTCGATTCCTTGGCGCTTGGCTTCATCCCAATCCTTCCGGTCAATGCCTCTTTCCCGGCAGGCGTCGGCTATTGTGGTTCTTGGCATGGCTTGGTCCCTAGTTGCAAGTTTGTTGCATAAAGATTGCACGGCCGACGCAGCGCCTAAAGCATCGTAAATCTACGTAGGGTTCCCATACGGGGCATAAGGCGTTCAATATCAATGGTTTGTGCATAGCTGTAGGCTCATTTGGGCGTTTTCAATCTTGTTTGACTTCCTCAGGTTTGCTTTCGCCTCCATCGGCTGAAGGTTGGTCCAATGCCAGCATGCCGCCCTCTGCTTTGGATCTGTATGATCGAATGCAGCGCATGGGATGATGTGATCGACGTGCCAATACGCGCCATAGTTCTCCCATGTCATTCTCTTTGTAAATTTCGACTCAAGGTGAGCGGCGAGCTGCTTTGTTGAACATCCAATGAATTTAGATCCTATTTTGCTTCCTCCATTTTTCGATGTTTTTATCAAATCCCTCAGTCGTCGTCTTAAATTGAATACGGTCTTTGCTTTTGGGTTAGTCCTAGCCGCCCTTCTTTGGGCGATTAATCGCCAATCAGGGTGAACCTTGTAAGATCCGTGAGATCTGACCTCGGCCATCCATGATCTCTCATAAACCGCGTGAGCTTCGTTGTATTTTTCATTTCCGGCAATTCTGTATTTTTCTTTGCGCCAAACATCTGACCAATCAGGAAATCTCGGAGGCTTTACTTCTTCCATCCATGCCGATTCCCAGTTTTCGACCCATGCGTTGGATTCTGCAATAATTTGCTTTGCCGCCATAAACCATCCGGCAGGGGCGGGCTTTTGGCTCACAATTCCCCGCGCTTTCCATTGCCGAGTAATACTGGTGCTGGCGACAATTCCAAGAATTTTACTGGCCGTCTGCCCTCCAACTCCAATTTTCGCCAAGCAGCAAGAGCATTTGAACCACCGGCTCACGGCGAATTCGTGCTGGCAGTCGTTTTTACAGAATCGGTTGGCTCCGTCCTTTCTGCCTGCAAACTCAGCCCCGCAGTTCTGGCATGTCGATCTGTATTTCCAACTTGCGTTTTTTGGAGTCTTGCAGCGCGAGCCTTGGCGATGTTCACCTGTGAAGATTTCCGTTTGTTCTCCGATTTCGATTTGCCGCCCTTTCGGCTGAATTCTGTGTGCGTCATAAAACATTCCTACTTGTAAGCGGTTATTGATACTTTGCAAGCACTTTACTTCTGCATTCTACTTACATTACCCGTTTACAATGATTGACCGACTGCATGATGTGTCTGCTCCTGCTTTTCTAAGCCGGGCGTCACAAGCCTTTTTCATTTCGTCGATCATCCGGGCCTGATGCTTTTGCGTTCGCTCGCGTTTTTGATCCCGTGTCATTTCACCTGAGTCTCGCCTAGCGTATGGCCTTCGCGCAATTGTCATGCACTTGCAATTGCAAATTGGTTGCGGTTTGTCAAGCGGGGAAAGAAAAACCCCGCAAGCCTAAGCCTGCGAGGTTGAAAGGGACTGTCGGTTTGGCTGCGGTTCTTGGCGGTTCTGCGTCGTGCTGGCTTCTACGCCTCCATTTTAGACTCCTCGCCCCGTGTTAGGTCAAGCCTATTCGGTAAGCGGCTTAGGCTTAATCCATCGCTGAGAGAATCCCGACGATTTCCTTCCGCGTAAATTCAACGCCGTTGATGATGGCTTTGCCCCCCTTCACTGTCCAAACCCGATCCACCTTGTTGCACGGTTTGGCCATCTTTGAGCGCATGTCCATCAGCCAAGCCTTTTGCTCGCCCTCGGTCCTGACCCTGCCGGAAGTGAAGACCTGATCGGCCTGATCCTTCGTCATGTTCTTGGCTTGAACTAGCAAAACATCCGTGCCGTCATCGGTTTGAACCACAATCGGAATCGGCTCGTCAAGGTAGCGTTCTTGAAGGGAGATCGGCAGGCGTTTGAGCTTTGCAAACCCCGGCGATGCAGTCAGGAGAAGCTGCGGGTGAAGGATTTTGCGCCCGATTTGCTCAAACCTGCCAAGAATCCCGGCATTCATCAGCGGGCATTTTTGGATGATGTAGTCGTAGGTGTGCGGGTCATTTTCGACCATCTCCACAAGGATTTCCCCTGCCCTGATCCATGCGTCAATCCCTTGTTGCCAAAGGGAAATAAACTCGGTGATCTTGGCGTCTAGCGTGTTTTTCGTTATCGTGTTTTTCATTGGTCTGGTTGGTTTGGTTTCAGTTTGGAGAGTTGGTCGGCGGCTCCGGCCATGATGAAGAATTGATCGGCGGCTTTTTGGTTGCGGTGTTTAAGTAACCTTTTCTTAACCTTTTCAGGGTTGGCTGAAGCCCATTTGCGGGCGTATTTTGCAGTCTTTTCGGGGTTTGCGGCGCACCATTTTCGGTGAAGTTCCGCAATCTTTTTAGCGTTTTTGGCCCGGTATTTGCGTTTGCGTTCTGCTTCGCTTTCAGCGTTTGCAGCGGACCATTTGCGTTTGCGTTCTGCTTCGCTTTCAGCGTTTGCAGCGGACCATTTGCGTTTGCGTTCTGCTTCGCTTTCAGCGTTTGC